CTTCTTCAACCGACTCCATGTAATCCTTTGCCTTTAATCGATTGCCACCTTTCTTTTCATATTCTCGTGCGGCAATCTGAGACACAAACCTAACCTTTGCTCGTGCAACCTTCTCCAATGCCTTGACATCCATATTAGCAATCATTGCTTTCAATTTCTTGTAGGTGGGAGACGTGGGGTCGATACGGTCAAGGTTTGCATATGCCTTTTTAAGTTGGGCTAATTGTGCATCAGAAAATTCATTAAGCATTGCTTCTTCAAACATTTCTTCAACAGATTCTTTGTTCTGGTCAAGATAAGCAATAGCTCCCTTTCTCAATTCTTTTTCCGATTTACCCTTGTTTGCAGGGTACTTTTTCATAATCGAAATAGTCTTTTTAATATCGGCTTCGCGAGACCCTTCGTCAAATTCGACTGATTCTTTGGTAATTTTTTGAAAGTGTTTGATTGCATCTTTCTCAGATTTGTGTACACCCTGTTCCTTACCATCAACCTTTAGGTGCCACTCAGGTTTCATCGAATCACCTTTCTTTTCTAATTCGACTTTGTGGCCACGCATGTTATAGGTGTTTTTATTTGTTTTCTCATCAATACGTGCATAACCCATTTTCTTGAGTTTCTCACGAAAAAGGATGGTACGTGCATCACCCAGTACACTTTCATTAAAAAAGTGGTTTGTAGTTGTTTCGAATGCTTCGTCGTAGTCTATATCTTCAGAAGATAGTGATTCCTTTTCTCTTGCATGTTTCTGTGCAAGTCTTTCTTTTTCTTGGGTGTGTTTTAACGCAAGACGGGCCTTTTCTTCTGCATCTTCGTTCTTGGGTTCCTCACCCTTTTCTTTCTTAGAGATAGCAATAGCAGCCTGTTGTGCGGCAGATTTTTCTGATAGAAAATCCTTAAACCTCATGATAACTCCTTACTTCTTATTACCTTCAGAATGGTAACCCTTGCCATCACAATGGTCACAACCCTCACCTTCACACTTAGGGCATTCGACCTTCTCTTCTTCTTTCTTCATCTTGTCATGGTCTTTACCACAACCTTCTTCCACTCCAACTTCTTCTTCTTTACCCTTGTAGTTCTTGTCTACGTAGTTAAAGAATTTCTTTTTCTCTTCATCTGATTTGAAGTCGCCTGGGTCGCTTACACCAAACTTCTTCAGTGCAGCCTTAAAAAACGTTTCATAATCTTCTAGGTGAGTTTTTGCAGCCTCAACTAGACCCTTGGGTAAATCCTGAATCATTGTTCCAGTACTCCTTTTTCAAAATAATCAAAAAGTTTTTGTTTGTTTTCTTCGTTAAGGTCTAATGATTTGGATAAACGACCTAGCATATTGCGTTCAGTCAACTTAGACAATTTGTTCTCATCGTTTTCTTCAACGATGATTTCTAATTCGTACTTACCGTCTTCTGTAAATTCACGCAAGATATCTTCAATCTCTTCCATTACAGAGTTATCTTTCTTACTCTGTTCTTGGTTGAGAACGAAATTCCTTACGTCTTCTAAACTTTCGTGCCAATTTTTTCTATTCATAGGTTTATTTATCTTTTATTTTCCTTTAACTTTAGCTGCAAGGTCAGAATCGGCTTTACCCCACGTACCTTTACCCTTAGTAATAAAACTATTGACCCTAGCGAGTCCCCACTGCTCTGGAGTAGTACCCGGCCTGTGACCTGTTCTCCATGCAGCAACCCCTCTTTTGTATACCTGTTTCAGGATAGATAGAGAAATACCAGACTTCTCTGCCTTTGATTCAAGTGATTTGTTTGGGTCTTCATTAAGTGGTTCTAAATCCTCACCATACATCTGTTGATATTTCTTTGTATGTTTGGATGTCTTAGTCTTGGCATCCTTATCACCAGGAGCAGGTTTGTAAGCATCAGGATTATCATCATCCATTTTTGCACCCTTTTTAAAATGTGCATCACGTCTATCTTTGGTCGTCTTATCGAGACCAGAGTAATATTTTTTCGGTTGTGTCCCCTTCTTATCCTTTACATCAGGGTCTTGTGCAACCTCATTAAGTTCTTCTTCTGTCAACTCCTCAGCCATACGTGCAATATGAGCCAATGCACGTGCATCCATCCTATCATCTGCATAATTTTGTCGGAGTATCTTATGTGCATAGTATTCTGCACTATGTCGTTTTTTCTTATCCTTGTCCATTTCTTTTCTGACTAGGACAGCAAACTTTGCGTAATCCTTTTTACTAAAAGTCTTGGCCATCATTTTCCGAATAAGACCCATAGTGGTTTCCTCCGATATGCCCATTCCCTTACGAATAGCATTATATAATCGGAGTGATTGAGTCTTTCTTCCTTTAGACGGCACACCTTGTTCAAATGAATCAAAATCCCCTTCCATAGCAAAAGCTCTCATCTTCGATGCAGACATTCCTGTCACATCGTCAGAATCGGGGTCTCTTTCTCCAGCAGAAATAACTTCAATATTGTCAAATTTGTAAAATCCATGTCTAGCATCAACACCATTATACTTGTTCAACAGTACCTTAAATTCTCTTACTCTATCTGAACCAACCACCATTCTTACACTAGTGTAACCATTCTTGTAAAGGTAGACTGCAATATCAAAAACATTCCTTGCAGGCGAATTTGGTACAGATACTTTGTTACCAAAAAAATTAGTCAAGAAACTGACCTTTTCTTTATATGACAGAGGATTCTTTTTCTTGTCTTGTGAATGTGATGTAAAAAGAAATGCAGTTTCTTTACCACGGGTAGACTTAACCAACTTATCCACCAACAACTCATGTCCTGTTGTTGGTGGGTTGAAACGGCCAAAAGTAAACACCGCACCTTTTTCAGAAGCTTCTGTCAAAAATGTCTTAAATTCTTTCATTATTTTGTCCAGTTCTTAGCAACATTAAAATTATTTTTACTAAATTCCAATCGGTCAACAAGTTTAACAGCAGAACCATCTGCTGCAATTGCAACGTATCCTTCTGGGTTGGTCACTTCAAACCCGTTATCAGTTACCACAAATGTACCAATACCTTTAACACGGTTTAATACATTAATGACCAGTTGTTTTCCCTTAACAAGATTAGACTGAAAACCAACCAAAGCTTCCAAGAAATTTTTCAATGAACGCAAATCTCTAAGGAACTGGTTTTTCAATTCAGTTTTATTTTTCTTTGCAGTATCACCCTTTGCTTTAGCAATAATCTTTTCTTCCCAGTATTTATCCACATGTTCCATGTAACCTTTAGTTGTTGGGTTGAAAGTGCCACCCCTTATCATGGCATTCATATAAGTCTTATACTGTGAACCAACCGCACCTTTTGCCGCAAATGCTTTCTGGATATCTAAAAATTTATTCAAATCTCGTGTTTTAATCTTCCGAAAGCTTTTACCAGTGTTAGATAAATGACCTGTTAGTTCAACAGTTTCCATCTTAGTCATACTACCAGTACCACTAACGTCTTTGTATGTGGCATCATCCATCCATATGTCGGGTGATGTGCCCAATGGTTTGATATTTGCACCAAAACTTGCACTCAATCCTTCGATGCTGTCTCCGGTATATGTGGTGTGAAATACAATTCCCAATTTAGCTCTGTCAATTTGTTTACCCAAGTCTGAATCTTTAGGTACAGCATAGAGAATAGTGTTGGGTTGAAATGTGATATGAGGTACACCATCGATAGACTTACTACTCTTATCATTAGTGAACATCAAGTCACCTTGAAGAATCTTTGGCCAGTTTAACTTTGATAAGTACTTAAACGAATCTAGAAACTTAGATTCTAATTGGCCACTTAACTTCGGGTCATCTTTTATTTCTTGTTCAGACGTATAGAAGAGTGGAGTTTTGTTGAAAAGTGATTTTTTAGCAACAAAGAACTTCCCCGTCTCTGGGTGATTACCAGCAAAGATAGCTGGTGCGCCATCCCACTTAACAGTCATATTGACCCGAGAGGTAGAGGTGCCTTTTAACATTTCCCTCATTGATTGCAAGAAGTTTATAGAAGCTCTACCACCGTCAATGCCAAAATTGAGGATTTCATCCTCCAAATGTTCCATGTGCAAATTAGCACCGGGGCTCTCTTCTAAGTATTCTAGCATTAGATTTTCAGAGTGGCTTGGGCACGTCTGCCTTTCTTTTGTGCTGAAATCCATGATCTAGCCATAGAATTCTCAGGTGGTTTGTTGGTAAACTTTACCGCGTCTTTGTATGCACGTAAAGTTTCCTTTTGATAATCCTTTCCAGTTGAGTTGTCAACAACCAAGAAGTTTTTTTTGCCAAACATTGACTGAAACAAACCAATGTTGGATTGTACAGTTTTCCAGTATGATTCCACTTCCTTATCGGGTAATGAACGTTCACGCATTCGATTACGTTCTAGTGCAGTATCCATATCTGTGTTGACAAAAATCATTGCAACATCATAACCCAAGTCTTTTACTTTTCTGGCTTGGTTTGCAACTTTTGTGGGGTCTTTACCAGTCCCATCTACAACAAGACCCAAACGTCCCTTTAGGTAGAGTTCCATCTTCTTGTCGGTCAACCTCTTAGCACCACCACGAAGTTTCTGACCTTCATCTGAGAAGATGTTTTCAGGATTCATCTCCATCCCCGCCTTTCTCATTGCAGCTTCGAAAGCGTCATCAGAGTTGACAACCTTATAACCTAAAGATGTCAACCCAGTCTTACCTACGATGAATGATTTACCTGAACCAGGTCCACCCGCAAGAAAGATTGCCTTAAAAATACCAGGGTCGTTGACCCCCTCCAAAATCTGTGTGTATTCTAAAAAAGTTTTCATATTTCTATTTATCAAAAATTAAAGTCACTATAGTCTCTACCTCTATCAAATACAGGTTTTGAGTCATCATATTGGTCAGCAGAATCTACAAGTTCTTCTTGTGCTTCCTGTTCGACATCATAGAGTTTCATTCTAGATCTATCAATACCAATCACAAACCTTTTAAATACATTGGGGTCATTATATCTGTTTTTTAATTGTTTGACAACTAGTTGGTCAAGTTCTGCAAGTTCTTCTGAAGTGATTAGGGCAAACATCAAGTCAGCAGTTGCAGGGAGACCAAACGATTCTGAAGTATCCTCAAGTCCAATGTCAGTCGAACCATAACCACTACGAGTTGTCTGTGTTGCAGACACAAGTGGTACATCGTGTTCTACCGCAAGACCACGAAGTTCTTCTGCTATACTCTTAACTAGAGTGTAAGAGTTTGCACCTTGACCTGGACGGATACGTTGAGATGCACAGATATTAAGATAATCAATGAATATGATATCAGGTTTGTAATCTTTCTTGATATGAAGTTCTTGTAACAAATGTCGGAAATGTCCAACATGTGCAGCAGCAGTAGGATACTCTTTGATGATTAACTTACCAGCGGTTTTTTGACGCAGTTTGTCAATCCTCTTATTAAACATATCCTTTTCCATCTCGGGCAGTTCTTTCATAGGAACATTCAAGATGTTGGCATCGATACGTTCTGCAATCCGTTCCTCTGACATCTCAAGAGTGATATATAGAACGTTCTTACCCATCATCAGTGCAGCAGAAGCCATGTGACACATAAACAATGACTTACCAACACCAGTACCAGCAAGCACTACATTAAGTGTTTTGTTCGGCAAACCACCTTTGGTAATCTTGTTAAAGTATTCCAAATCGAATGGGAGTTTTTCTTCTTCGGTTTGATAAAACTCAAATCGTGCCTCAGCATCCTCTAACTGGTCATGTCCGATATGACTATCAAAAGATACAGCCAAAGCATCACGTAACATCTCAGGTATCTCACCCGTAGACCTTTGTGATGATTTGTCCAACACATCAATACTATTCATCACAGCAATGTAGATAGCTCTGTCTTTACACCACTGCTCAGTCTGGTTAACTAACCATTCAATTGGTGTATCCTCATCGGATACATTCGCATCCAAATTGGATACAATCTTTTTGGTTTCGGTGGATGTCTTATCGTTTAGATTTGTATTATTGTCTAGGTCAATCAATAGCGCTTCGATTGTTGGACAAGATGTGTATTCTTCAAAGTAGGACCGTATCTGTTCAAATACAGTCCTCTCATACATATCAGAAAAATACTCTGCTTTTAGGAAAGGAATAACCTTACGAGTGAATAAATCATTCCGTATCAGGTTCTTCAGTATCGTCTTCTCTATTTGTACTTCCATATTTAAAATATTGATTCACTCCCTCTTCAATTTTTTCCATTACATCTTCAGTAAAATATTTTTCTGGATTGTTATTAATTGTCTTTGCAAACTCAGTTTTGCCTGTAGGCAATTCGATACGTGTTGATGCTTTTTTGAACACACCAAATTGTAATGCAAGGTCTAACAATCCATAGTATCGGTCAAGTCCTTTATCATATGATAATCGAACATCAACGATTCTGTTTTCCACAGTCAACCTCGACTTTGCATTCTTACAGTGTACTATATTTCCTACAACTTCGGTACCCTCTTTTTCCTTTTTCTTTGAGAGATACACGATAGATGAGGCAGCATACTTCAAACCAGAACCACCACCCATCTCTTTTTGTGGGAACATTGAACCGATAACATCATAAGTGTGGTTTGTCACTACCATCGGTACCTTTGCTTTACCCAGTTTGAGTGTCAGTACACGAAATGCACCCTTGAGTACTTGTGAACGTGTCATATCACGAGTATCTTTACCATCAGCAGTGTCTTCCATTTCTTTGGAAGTGGACAACATACCCAGTGAATCTAGTACGAACATCATAGGTGGACGTTTTGATTCATCTTCTTCCATATACTTGTCTAGGATACGAATTGCCTGTGTACGAAACTCTTGTACTGTGACAACAGGGATGACCACCATACGACTCGAATCGATACCACGTTCTTCAATCATTTGTTGTGACAATGCAGACTCAGATTCAAAATACAGTACTGCTGCATCCGGATGGTCTTCCAAAAACTGCTTACAAATACCTAGAGTAAAAAATGTCTTACCTGTTGCAGATTCACCGGCGATTGCTGTGATTTTGTTTGATGGTAAACCACCATACAATGAA